CTGTTGCCACCTTGACCCACGTATCAACCGGTATTTCAAATATTACTGGATTGGCCATTTAGGAGTCCTTTTCACGAGGCGATCCCAACGGCAGCCGGGGGCACCGCAGTATCAATATCTACAGGTTGCAACGGCTCTTGCGCCGCTGCCAACAACTCGTTTTCGCGCCGAAGCCGTTTGACGTTTTTGGAAAACTTGGTCCCGGTGAGCTCGCGAGAGCTACGATCGTGTGTAATCGCGCCCATGCTCAAAAGGAGCTCATGGGCTTTCGCCTGCTTGAGCATGTCGGTCGACGGTTTGATCGCACCGCACCAATCCGCCGCTACCCACGCGCCGAGTTTGTCGTATCGCTGCGGGTCGCGCCACGCGTCGAGGAATCCAACCGCTTCGATCCGCTGCGTGAGCACCTGGCTCACCAACCATTCGACGTAGATCGGCTGTAAAAACTCTTCGCCGAGGCGAGTGCGTACCATGTTGAGGTAAATTTTAAATTCGTTGATCGCCGCTTGCGACGCCGAGTAATTATTCGAAAACGCCAGCGTCAAGATCTCTGGCGGTATCTCGCAGGCCCACGAAATCGCTTGGATAATCGATTCTTCAAACGGCCCAAAATTGACATCGGTACCTGCCGTACTATGGGGGACCGGCTTCTCGCCCTGTTGCAGTTCTTCGATCACCATGCCCGGGACTTGCTCAGCGATCTTGAACCGACGTACGGTATTCGTACTATCGACCGGGGTGACCTCGCCCTTCCGGATCGAGCCCCCGGTAACAGGCAAAGTCCCCATCTTATCCTCACCCTTTTCGACAAACATGGCGAGGATCGAATTGATCACGGCCTTCCGCAACGCCGCGTCACGATAGCGGTCGACTTCTTTCAACGACTGCAAAATCAACGAAAGGAGCGGCTCGCCACGAACATCATCAAGCCGCTTATCGGTACCATAGACTAGCCAAGCGATGCGCCGTTTCGACCGGGATCCGAACGCCGGTACCCGTTGCTCGGTACCGTCCGCCGCTTGGATCCAATACGCCACATGACGCCCCCTCGCGTCCCGCTCTACGCCGTGCTCGATTTCGTTCGTACCGCGCCGCCCGTCATCGTTCAGAGGCGTCTGTACCTTACTACCGTTAACCAGCCGCACCCGAGGGAGACTGGTTGACCGCGCCTGGTCAAGGATGACAAGAACGTCCCCCGACACAAGCGCTTCCAGGCGTGCGGCCCGTTGGATCGCGCCAAACGTCCGCCGGCCTTCGTAATCACACAACTCGGGGGATTTTGCCCACAGGGTAAACCGATTCTCGGTTTCTTCCGACCAGTCGGTCAGGCTATCGTCAGGAACGCCTAGTATCTGCTCGTCCGGTATCGATTCCAGGGTCAGCCCGACGTTGATTTCGTTGGTAACAAGCCGACGGACGAGCCCGCGAGCGTACAAATTATCGCGGAATAGCTGGCTCGATCGGGCCCGCAACGTCCAATAGTCCATGTCGTACAGCTGCGTAGCGCCGTACCCGCCGTCATATTTGTCGCCGCCCCACCATCCGGCTTGCGGCGTCGGCGGCGTTACCGCCGACGCCGTTGGTAACGCTGTCGGTACGGGAGGTACAAGCTCCGGCGGCGGGGGACCGTCGTAGACCCAGGGGGCCTCGGGTTCTATCGTCCCGAGCCCTACCACGCTGGCCGCTCTTGCACGACCGCACCGTTGAGCCTGGCTTCGAGAGTCACGAGACGGTTGTACGCACTGTCCAACGCAGCCTGCATGGACGAGACGTGCTGCCGGGTAACGGTTTGCCGTGTCTGTCCTGTGTCGAGCGTATAGCTCTGTGTCGTACCGGTCGATAACGCAGCGATCGCCGTCTCGTAAGCCTCGATCATGGCCTCGGTCGCAGCAATCCGTGCCGATAGGAATTGAACGTTCACAGTATAACCATAGCGTCAAGTCCCTTCGTCGGATACCGTCACCAATGACAGGGACGTCAGTTTTTAACGGTACCGGGCCACTTTTACCACCCTAAATTACGTAGCGATTACAGGTGGTTATGGCTTTCTTACATCTTTCTTCATTATTTTGTTGACAGCGCCGTCAGGAAGATGTACATTCTAGGTATGGCAGCGCAGCAACAACAGCAAAAGGAGAGCAAAAAAATGTCACGTTTCATGAATGACAATCCAAGATTTGGTTTCGAAGGTCCATTCATCGCGGAGTCAAAAAAAGCGTTGGCCGATGAAATGAAGCCCACATTTGTGGTTTGGGCCGAGGAAGCGTGGGATAGCTACGACGAGGGAGAGATGACGAAAAAAGAATTTGTCGAAGCCGAAATGGAGGCACTCTCTGACGAGTTCATTGGTTCTTTAAGGAGAGTAAAATGATAAAAAGAATCACAATCACCCTCCGGGATATCGCAGGATCCATCGAAAAAGAGTTAATCTCTACTGCGACGCCGCTAGATCTATATGACTACGAGTCGGAGCCTGTAATTGTCGAGATCACAGGCGGAAATGTTGATCTGCTAGATGGATATCATAGGATCGCTGGACTGCTCGCCGAGGGTGTCGACCTCGATGAAGAGATCGAGGTCATATCCTGCGATATCCCGGAGTTGGCCCAGTTGGTCGCGGACAAGGAGGCCGGCGCAGCGCATGAGTCCGCGATCATGGTTGTTCAGCACATCGCCAAATAACGGAAGCGAAACGCCTTCGGGCGTCGCCGCGGCGTGGTTGCCGCGGCCTGATGAGCAGCCAAGGAGTAGGAAAAATGTACCAAGTAATCGACGTTATGCGGGGAGAAAAAATAGACTCGGAACACGACGACTTCGACGACGCCCTAGAGGCGGCCGAGGAGCTCGCATGCGAGCAGGCGGAAGATGACGATAGGGTTGACAGCGATACTATTGGATCCTTCGAAACCGGGGACAATCCCCGAACTAGCCCACGAGGAAATTGGGAAGCGGGCGCAGGACCGGGGGGCAGCGATTGTGCCTACTGGCCACACGTAGAATGGGCGGAGTAGGACGGACCGTAAAACCGGATCGCCAGTGGAAAACTCATGGAAGGACAGAAAAATGAAAAACTATAAATGCGACATGCGGTATTATTGCCGCATCGGAATCTCAATTATCAGACAAATACAAACCGTGTGTGGTATAACACATATTGGCAAGACCAGATACGCACAAGCAGCCCTTGGTGGTATCCCGCGGCGCCGTCTGTCGCTTTTGGTACCCGAGGGACACCATGTTAATGAGACCGATCTCTATTTGATCGAGATCGGTAAGAAAACCGGAAAATACGATCATGCTGAGAGATCCCAGTTGTCAATCCGTCGCCTCGACCGGCAAACTGTTGATTCTATGTCCAACGTCCAAGTTGTTAATAGTGGGCATTTAGTATGGGATCAAAAGGGACCAACAGCTGAAGTGACTATTCAGACCTGGGACGGCGGAGAACACATACATATCGCCTCCGGTCCCGTGTTGCGAACCGAGGCGATAGAAGGCGCAGAGGGTGCTAGGCAGATCATAGCATGGCACTGGTCACGGTATTATACCCATCTCCGCCATGTTGACGTTTCGGATCTTTTAGAAACTTTTGGATTCAAAAGCGACGAGAATCTCAATGCGGCTAATCGCCGCGCATCGAGAGCATTGTATAAGAGATCTAGAGATCTCGGATTCAAAAAAATGACGTTGCGAGAGAGATTCAAACATGGACTCGATACGGATAGCCCCTGTTGGCAACGCATTTCCGATGTCGAGGCAAGGGGGTCGGCAACCGGATGTGGAGACTATACGCTAACAGTCGCACAAGCAACCTGGGGGGTATGATGATTGTTTGGTCTATCCTGTTCTATGTTTATTTGATTGGAATTGTATTTCTTGCAGGTCTGGCTGCAGTAGCAATCTCAGCGAATGTACGGGCAGGTAGAGAAAAAGGAGAGCAAAAAAATGTCAAATAGCGCCGACAAGGAGAAGGTAAAATGAAAAAGCATTTTGTTAAATTTTTCAGTCCTGGAGCCGTCGTGCCCGAAACAACCAAAAAAGAAATCGACACTTGGGACGTCAATAAAGCGGTTGAAATGTCAAAAAACATAGTCGAAAGATATAATTCCCGGCCGTTTGGTTTTCGGTTTTCCACCCGGAGTCGGGAGGAAAATGAATTGGACAGTATAGAAATCGAACGGAGCTGTTTTTACTACCTGGGAGGCCAGGTTAAAAAAGTAGAAGAATTAAATCCGGAGACACATGCCGTCGCAATCGGCAACATGAAACGGAATAATATAGAACGTGTAGTTATAACGCAAACGCCCTGGGAAGCTATGCACGTGCTTGAAAAAGAAGATGTGGTCCTTGATGTCACTTTTTAACGCCAAGTGTCTAAATCTTTTCGAAGGTCTGCTTACGTCGACCCTAACCGACGGAAAGATAACAATGAACATCGACGCCCGGTCGACTCGGTACGCCCTCGAAAAAGCCGGATACGTGCGTACCGTACGGCAAATCGAAGGCGGAGAGGTAACCGAGGTATGGAAAAAACGCTAAAAACACTATCCGTCTCCAATGGCGAAACTACCAAACAAACCGAAACGTGGGCTACGACCCCCACCGAGTACTTACTGGTAGCCTCCGAGCTATGGGCCGCCGAGGCGCTCGACGACCGCCCCCTATACATCGCGGTGAAATACTTCGATAACGTAATTTGGGAGGGTGAGGTATGAAAAAACCACGTGTATTTAATATGGAAAGACCCCTTATATTTAGAGCGCAACGCGTTATTCCAACAAACAGCCGGGTTAAACTTAGGAGTATCCACGCCATGCTACTCAAACGTGGTACATGGACCGTGACCTTAAGAT